GCTTAAGGCAGCTAACGATTACTATGATGCTGAGGATCAGCTACGCGGTGACTGGCTGACCGGCGCGAAAAAGGGATGGGCTGATTTCGAAGACAGCGCGACCAATGTGTACTCCCAGGTGCAGACGGTTACAAGTAACGCATTCACCGGGATGGCCAGCACCCTGACTGATTTCTTCACAACAGGTAAATCTAACTTCTCAGATTTCCTTTCCACTTTCCTCAAGGGCATCGCCCAGATGCTGACTCAACTGGCTCTGGTTAATGGAATGAAGTCAGCGTTTGGTGGAACCGGTATCGGCGCGTTCTTGGGTTTCTCAGTTGGTGGTTTGGTCCCCGGTTTTGATGGAGGCGGTTACACGGGAGATGGCGGTAAATACCAACCGAAAGGCGTTGTACACGGCGGTGAGTTTGTGTTTACGAAGGAAGCGACCCGTGCGCTGGGTGTCGGCAATCTGTATGCGCTTATGCGTGGAGCTCAGGGGTATGCAAACGGCGGTTATGTTGGCCGCGCCCCGATGTATGGGCTGCAATCTTCGGCAACGGGTGGCGTAACAGTTCAAACGTCCGTGATCGTTCATAACCAGAACACTCAGCAGCAGGCTTCTGGTGACAGTGACGCTATTTCTCGGGCTTACAAGCAGACCATCGATCAGTCTGTTCGTGCTGGGATTGCCAAACAGCTTCAGCCAGGTGGTCTAATCTGGAATGCGACAAAAAAGCGTTAATACAAACCTTCTGAAAATCAGGTTTCCGTTGCTGATCTTTTGAAATTGATAGTCATTGACCAAATAAAAGTTAATGTTAGGATGTTTCTGATTGTAACTAAAGGATATTGCAATGAGAAAACTATTAGGGTTGACACTTATGGCGTTACTGGTATCTGGATGTACTACGCCAGCTAGAAACTATGTTCCCCAAACTAAAGAGATAAGCATTCCACCGCTCAATACGACTACAACAACTTATGTTGGTGAAGATATGGTTAGACAAGGTATCGACGCTAGTATTGATGCTATTCACTTCAATCAGGCGGTTGAGATCGGCTCCATAGGGGTATATACCATCCCAGCAGGTGATTACGTAAAAATTGGCGAGGATTCCAAATCTGAGTTTTTCTCTAATGTTGAAAGATCATCAGGTGCCATAGTACCGAATCGATTTATGGTCAATGATCCGACTCAAAGTATACAACTCAAAAAAAATGGTGAAATCTGTATCGTGACAATCTATGGCGCGACCAAATGCGATACAGGTAAACCATATTCAAAAGTGAAATTCCAAACAGAACAGCAGTCGGTTTTTCAGCAAACTTTGATATATAACGGTAAGGTTGGAAATAAAATAAATATTGGTTATCGTGAATTTCAGGGTGGGTTGGCAAGAGCTGCCTTCTCAAACGAAGTTGAATATGACCTTTCTGAATCAAAGACCATACGATATAAAGGTGCTATTCTAGATATCCTTGAGGCGAATAATCAGTCAATTACTTTTAAACTAACTCGTAACTTTAATACTAATTGATAAATCTTTAATTCATTAATCGATGTGAAAAAACATAACCCGCTACGGCGGGTTTTTTATGCCCGGAGGAAAAGTGACGATTGAAACATTTACCTGGCGAACCCAGATTCAGGCGGGAATGGAAGGGGAGCTCACTTACGCAACACGCTCTGCATCCTTTGGAGACGGCTTTGAACAGATCGCCGGTGAAGGCATCCACCCTGAAAAACAGTCATGGCCGATGACCTTAACGGGAAAAAAGGCAGAGATGCTCGATGCGCTGAGTTTTTGCCGCAAGCACATCACAAAATCCTTTATCTGGACGTCTCCTGTTGGCGAAACCGGTTTATACCGGATTGAAGCTGATTCCATTAAAGCCCAGCCGCTATCCAGCAAAGTGATGACCATAAAAGCAACCTTCAAACAGGCATACGCACCATGATTACTGAAGATTATCAACGTCTCGAACCGGGTGAAAAAATACGTCTTCTTGAGGTAAACGGTTCTGCGTTTGGTCTGGACGACGTTCTGCGCTTTCACGCTTATAACCTCCCGCATACTGAAGAAGAGATTGCGGCTGCTGGTGGCGACGAATCAAAGTTAAAGGCGAAGAGTATCTGGTGGCAGGGCGAAGAGTATGGTGCCTGGCCATATAAGCTCGAGGGACTGGAAGCGTCAACCAATGGCAGTAGTGCCCAGCCGACGCTCACCGTTGCCAACATTGACAGCTCTATCACTGCGCTCTGTCTGGCCTATGACGATATGCTGCAGGCCAAAGTTACGATTCATGACACTTTTGCGCATTACCTGGATGCGCGTAATTTCCCTGATGGAAATCCAACAGCAGATCCCTTGCAGGTGAGGAAGCGGGTTTTCTATATCGACGGTAAAAATAGCGAGCTTCCCGGTGAAAGTATCGAGTTTGTTCTTACCAGCCCGATGGATCTGCAGGGATTGATGATTCCGACCAGACAGTTGCATTCCCTTTGCACATGGTGCATCCGGAATAGGTACCGCACCGGCGATGGGTGCGATTATGCCGGCACGCTTTACTTCGACAGAAACAACAATCCGGTAAGCGATCCCTCATTGGATGAATGCAACGGCACGCTCACCGCCTGCAAGCTTCGGTTTGGTGAACACAATGAACTTCCTTTCGGTGGTTTTCCAGGAACATCTTTGATCAGGAGTTAACATGCGTCAGAAAACAATTCAGGACATCCTGGCGCATGCTGCGAAAGACTATCCCCACGAATGCTGCGGCGTGATAGCGCAGAAAAGCCGGGTGGAACGCTATTTCCCATGCCGTAATCTGGCTGCTGAACCAACGGAACAGTTTCACCTTTCACCAGAGGATTACGCCGCTGCTGAAGACTGGGGGACGATAACGGGAATCGTACATAGTCACCCTGACGCGACGACCCAACCAAGCGAACTGGACAAGGCTCAATGCGATGCAACGTTGCTGCCCTGGCATATTGTCAGTTGGCCGGAAGGAGACTTTCGTACCATTACTCCCCGCGGAGAATTGCCGTTGCTCGGGCGCCCGTTTGTGCTCGGACACTACGACTGTTGGGGGCTGGTGATGAGCTATTTCCGGCAGGAGCATGATGTCGAACTTCAGGATTACCGTGTTGATTATCCGTGGTGGGAGGACTCCTATCCGGATAATTTCTATCAGGATTGCTGGTACGAATGTGGGTTCCGAGAATTCAGTGGATCACCAATGCCGGGCGATTTGATCATCATGCAGGTGGAATCGAATAAGTGGAACCATTCAGGGATCTTGCTGGAGGGGAACATGCTTCTCCATCATCTTTATGGTCACCTCAGTCAACGTGTGCCATATGGAGGATACTGGATGGAGAGAACCATGAAAATTGTCAGGCATATAAGCCTAATCATGCAGGAGGGATAATGTGCGAATCCGTCCGTACCATTCGCCTGTACGGTGTTCTAGGTAGTACGTTTGGCCGCGAATTCCAACTTTCGGTAGCCTCACCAAAAGAAGCCATCCGCGCATTGTGCGTTATCGTGCCAGGCTTCGAGCGTTTTTTGAATACCAGTAAGCAGCGCGGGCTTACTTACGCTGTATTCAGTGGAAAGCGTAACCTGAACGATGATGAACTCTCTATGGATCAGAGTACCGCTGATATCCGTATCGCGCCGGTTATCCTCGGGAGTAAACGTGGTGGAATATTCCAGACCATCTTAGGCGTGGCTTTGGTCGCAGTTGGTGCTGTGGCGTCATACTTTGGCGGTGGTGCTGTTGGCGTTCCTCTAATGCAATTTGGCGCTGCGATGGCCCTTGGCGGTGTCGTACAAATGCTGTCTCCACAGACAACAGGGCTAGCCAGCAAGCAATCGGCAGACAATAAGGCCAGTTATGCCTTTGGGGGAGTAACCAATACGACAGCCCAGGGTAATCCTGTGCCGCTCCTTTACGGCAAGCGCCGCATCGGTGGAGCGATCATTTCTGCTGGCATTTATGTTGACGATCAGC